TTATCAGTGATACCAATGGAGATGTTGAAGGCAGTCAGCTTATCACTGTTCTGCTTGGCTCGTAAGAACTCCTCAATGTCTGGATGATCTACTCGTAGCACACCCATCTGAGCACCCCTACGGTGTCCAGCACTAGCAATAGTCTTACAGATAGCATCATAGATCTGCATGAAGGACACTGGGCCTGAGCTACGACTACCTAGTGAGACAATGTTATCCCCCTTAGGACGTAGCTTACTGAAGTCATACCCTATACCACCACCTAACCGCATAGTCTCTGCTGCTTCAGTAGCTGTCTGCATGATGGACTTCATTGAATCCTCTACAGTGCCACTGACAAAGCAGTTGAATGCTGTGAGTGTACGAGGAGCACCAATAGCAGCCTGAGTACGACCACCACCCATGAACCGTTGCTCTAGGAGAATGTTCCTAAGAGCAATAAAGTGTTCAGGACTATCCTTGAGGGTACTAGCAAACCTAGTCTGTGCTTCATAGAAGGACTCACCCTCTAGTCGATACTTCTCTGCATGTTTCTCTTCACTGATCCGTAGCTTGGGGCCATAGTGCTTCATACTTCTATCTCCTTACCAGAATAATATTGATATACTCTATTTAGTGCTGCTAGATCTTGTTCCACATAGTCAGGGTACTCACCATAGTCATACATATTTGCAATGTCCTTAATGGATTCATGTAGTGAGGTGCATACAATCCTAGTGATGTCATCATGACCAATATTAAGTACTACGTTTGGCATCTTCGCTCTCCATTAATAGTTCTATGTAGTGTTTAGCTTTTAGAAGATCTTCCTTACCACCCTTCATCTTATATCTACACACATACTTAATTACATTACCTTCACAGAATCCTAGCCCATTAGCTATGGAAAATTCCACAGGTTGGATAGGGAAGTGTTGGTAATGACTACCACCTACTTGTGTATCTAATGCTCTAGCTTCCTTATGCTCACCAAAGGTTAGCTCTGTACCATGTGGTCTATTCCGTAGGTACATGGCAGCATGTACTGAGTCCCAGTCTGCTGGTTTAGCATCATTCAATCTACTCATTTGTCCCATCTCCCTCTCTTGTTTAGTTGCATAGGTACTAGGATAGGTATACCCCCTAGTGAATCAAACTTGTGTGTCTCTACCCAATCCCATGTATCCTTTAGCCCATACAGGGCATTGTAATCCTTCAGCATGGAGGTAGGTAGTCCAGCAGTCATGAGCTTCCTTGTAGGGATGTTATCATGGTTGCCTCTAGTGATGATCATCTTAGGAAACATCTCTTGTAGTACCTGACAGTCTCTCTTAGCAGCAAAGTACTCAGCCTCTGCATCAAGAGCATCAGGTTCTGACTCATGATATGAGCCACGATGATGATCAACTACATCCCCTACATTAAGGATGTCAACACACTTGTACTTCCTCTTAGTAGCATACAAGAAGTCTAAGGCGTCTTGGTGTTGGTACGGTAAGTGTAGGTCAGAGATAACTAATATGTTCTTAGTATCATTTTGAATTACACCACACCCCAGTACAGGGCGCTTCAACACATTCCGTATAGCATACCTAGCAGCTACAGAATGAGGATCAAGCAAGCAACCTACTGACATAGCCCACCTAAGCTGGTGCATGTCTGCATAGTAGCTGATCTCAAAGACACTATGATGGTGTCCTTGGATGGAGTTGTGTGAGTACCTAGCTGCGTTAGTCCTAGTGTTAGCACTGACACTGTGTGTCATTAGAGTATCAATCATCCATCTCTACTCCTGACATAAGTAGCATCATCTTAAATTGTTCAAGTAACCACAGTACCTCATGAGCTGGTAGAGTGTCACTAGCATCTACTAGCATCTCATCTTCTTTACTCCACCCTATTACAAGCAGTGAGGTATACATACCCTTACATCTCTCCAGTATTACATTAGGATCTTTGTCTGGGTGTAGTGTGTGTATTGTCATTTCATTCCCCACTCTTCAGGTGTGTTGTCTCTAGTGTAGTGAGTAAACCCATAGCTCTCTGCCCATTCTCCATGTGATCTCTTAGTGCCATCAGACCTACGTTGTGCATTGGGCATGGGCTTCTTTGGATCAGCAAAGAGAAAGACTAGCTCCTCCTTACTACCTAACCCACGCTTAACATCTACATACTTCCTTGCTTCTCCAGAGGTACGGAACCTACCCTTAGCCTCTATGTAGATAGTCTTCTTACCATCCATGTATACAAAGTCAGGCTCATACTTCTTCTCTTGTATGTAGCTTAACTTACATGGGTGGAACTTACATGCCTTGAGTTGTTTCTTGTGTAGGTCGTGCTCAAACCAACTATCGTAAGAAGCAGGGGGCTTTTTCTTCTTCATGTGGATCTCCCATGATTAGTGTGGTATCCGCTGTCCCTCTCCGCCTGCTTTCTAGCATGAACTGCTTCATTAAAATCCTCATAATATCCTACCAATTTATTAGACAGCCGTACTCGCCACTTTGAGTACCGTGGATACCACCCAATACCGGACACTCCAGAAGTGTTGTTGCTCTGCCTCTTAGAGTTTCTAGTGTTATCACAATGAGAAACATCTCTCAGGTTGGTAATAGCGTTGTTAGATTTATTACCATCCATGTGGTCTATTTCTTTAGTGGGCCACTCACCGTAACTGAGTAGCCACACTACCCTATGTGACATGTATCGTTTACCCAAGTACTTCACAAACCTGTACCCAGATGTAACACAAAGATGCCCAGCCTCCTCACCCAGTTTAGCAGTCCTTCCTACCTGCGTAGCCCATGTTAATTCCCCTGTAAGAGGGTCACAGTCTAATACAGAAGACAGATCTTTATACGTCGGTGCCTTCTTTCTTTTCATTGAAGATCTCCAGTACGTCAGTGAGAGTCTTGTGTACTATGTTAGCAAGGGTAACGATTGCTGGGTCTGCACCATCCGGTATGTTGAACTTAACTACTACCTCATCCTCAACAAGACTGATATTTATATTAGCTTCACTCATTCTACATTCTCCTTTATGTTCTTAGTAACAGATCTCCAGCTATACCGAAGCTCTGCAATAGCATCTATTGTATCATAGATTTGCTTGGCTATGTCAGTAGTTTCTTTCTGTGCTGTGGATTCCATACGTTGATTACATACCCTAGCGAATGCTACTAGGCTACCTGTCCAGTACCATGAGGTCATCATAGATTGTGGCAGTACCATCCTAGCCTGCTCAGAGCATACACCCATAGATAGAAGCTCTTCATACACAGCCTCCATCCTCAGTGTAGCCCTCCTGTATGTGTCCACAGCTACACCATTGTGCTGTATAGCTTCACTAGAAGACCCCTGCTTGACGTTCTCAGCAGCCTTACGCCACACACTGGGGGTATAGAAGGTGGGTGGTGTGTCTACATACCTACGACTAACCTCATTCCATACCAACCCTACTTGATGTTTGACTAACTGCCTAGCTACAAACACTGGTGCCTCTACCAGTACAGTCACCTGTACATGGGCAAAGGGAGTCCAGTGTCCGTGGTTAGCTAGGTACTTAATCAGCTTATGATCCTTCTCAGTTATAGTATCTACCTTCTTATCGAAGGATACCCTAGCACTGTTGACTACAGTCAAGTCACTACCCATGTGGTCTATATAATCAACACTCACTTGTCGGCTCCCCATAGTGCTTCATAGACTGCTGGTGTTTTGGTTGGGCAGACATCAATCAAGCAGTGATCTGCTGCGTCTTGTATGACGCCAAGTCTGGCATTTAACTGCTCAATCTCAGCCTGCTGCTCAGCACACAATCGCAATAGTTTAATCACTTGTCACCTCCCAGCGTATAGCCGTCAGCCACTCGCAGGATGCGGAAGGCTACAATCTCAGCCCAGTTAAAAACACTATAATTCGGGAATCCATTTTCGTTAAATCCATACATCAGCGTGTCGTACCACTCGACCTGAATAACAAACCCCTCCGGTACTGGACACACATCACCACCGCCCCAGTAGTGAACGTGCGGGGACCTGCGGGGTTGGCAGTGATTCCATTCTTCAGACTTGGCAACATATTTGCTGCCGTGAATAGCAAGCAATGGGCCTTGCGGGAACCATATACTTCCAGAGTCGCTGAACTCGCAGTCCAAGCCTGATCCAATCAAAGGTATCAGGTCTATTTTCTTGAGTTTGGGGGGCATGACTACGCGCCAATCCTGCACAGGCGACTCCAAATCTGGCCCATGCTCTGCTGGTGCCCACTTACCCCAGTGGCATTCCCAAACCCCACCTTGAGCCACCTCTGCCCAGCGGTCTGATAACCACTGTGCTTTCTCTAGATTATTCATTCGGTCTCTCCAATCATTAATGGTGGTGTCCACATGACACCCTTCTCTCTGAGCATCCACAATAGACGCCCTTGTACTAAGAAATAATCATAGTCATACCCCTTAGATATATACTCAGCATATACTATGCTACATAGATCTTCAGTAGGCATGGACTCAGGCAGTACCCTCATAGCTGCTGCCTTACCATAGCCAGCAATCCCTACGATACCATCAGTAGCATCCCCCATCAGTAGTTGACGATAGAAGTTAAGGTCTGCCTCTGCCTCAGTAACATAGTCCATGATTAACTTATCAGGATTGAAGTGCCATCCCGGACTGTTACGAAGATCCTTATCAACTGACACAATGCAATTGTTCTTAAGATCATTTTGACATAGGTAACTGACAACATCATCAGCCTCCATGCCATCACATCTTACTGCCTTGTACTTCTTAACCATGTAGTCCTTCATAGCCCCAAGGTGTAGGGGTTTGGACATGGGATCTCGGTCAGTCTTATAGGTAGGATCAACAGTCTCTCTGAAGTTACCAGTACCACCAATGAATACCTCATAGGTATCACACTGCTCATGATCTATGATCTTATTCATATAGGTCTTGAGATTAGATAGGGCATTCTTCAATGGGCCTGCTGACTTCTGTTGGAAGAGGGCTAGGTCTGGCTTATCCCCTATCCATTCTATTGCATCCTTCTTATACTGGCATTCATGTACTACCTCGCCCTCTATGGTAGATACCTCATACCAACGCTGTTCATCTGAACACCCTGCCTTATACAGTGCTGTGTCTGCATCAATTAGGAAGTGCACTAGCTGTCACCTCCTTAGGCTGCTTAACACCAGCACTAGGACTGTTAAGAGTATGAATAGTGGTGCCAGTAGTAGGCTCACTATACAACATAGTATTCGATATAGCATTCATGATACTCATGCTTATAAATCCTCTGCTATCCGTGTACATTCAGCAAGGGTTAGGGTTCTCTTCCTCCACTTACCATTCAACTTAATAGAGTAGTTGATACCCTTGCCATAGATACTAGCACGAGGATCAACATAGTTATTAATGATCTTAAGAACAATATGTAATGGGTACAACTTCATGTTAGTGCAGTACATAAGTAACTCCTAGTATATAAAATGGTGGGTGTTACAGGGTTGACCTGTGTCTCTGGCTTTATCAGTGCCAGTGTTTTACTTAAAACTAAACACCCGTTAACTCTACTCTGCTGAGAATCCATCAGCGACCGCAGTCTCTGCTGCATACCGCTCTGTATCACCAGAAGTGAATGCCTCAAACTCACGAGCTACCTCAATGATCTGAGCTACCACTGCCTCTACATCCTGCCCCTCTTTCAATTCACCAAAGAGATTACGAGCATTGGTCAAGGCATTCTGTCGTAAGATAGCACGACTACCATCCTCTGGATCAACAGGGAATGAACCCTTGCTGTATGACTTACCACCACCACCTGATGATGCAGGTGCTGATGGTGAAGCACCACCTACAATGGTACAGTTCTTAAAGAACTTAGCACCACCATTGTCAAAGGAAACATTGTCACCCTTGTTAGGTTTGACAGTAGCCCACTCTTCTTTAGTACCATACCAAGTACCATCCACAAGGATGGAGTACTTACCGAACTTAGTTGATACGCCTTCTACTACACCATATACTGTTGCCATGTTGTCTAACTCCTAGATGATTGTGTATTCTGATTGGGTTGCCCAGTCTGGGCCAGTTGATATGCCTACTGACAAGGGAAGATCAAAGTCTATACCCCACGTCTCTTTAATGTATCGGGGTGCATCCTCCATCACCCTTTTGACTAGACTTGCTGCATTGTTAACATAGCTCGCATTAACATCGAGGACTATACTATCATGCACTGTGTTAACAAGCAACGCATTTGTTCCTAAGAACGGATTCTTCTTTAACTCTTCATACACTTCTCCTAATATTAAGGGGACAATATCCCCAGTTGCAAAGCCCTGTGTTGGGTAGTTCTTCATCTGTGTTGGGGAGAATGATACCTTAGCCTTCATCCACTCAGGTGCATCGTACTCTTGGAAGACATACCGTCTACCTGTGATAGAAGTGTAGTGACCTACACCAGCAGGGATACCTGATAGTGTACGCCTCTTACTAGGCTTACGAGATGCCTTAACTATCCTAGCTACCTCTTCTTGATAAGCCTTAACACCCTTGTATCTATCGTAGTATGCCTTGATGAATGCCTTAGCTACCTCTACATCCTCACCAATACTAGCTGCCATAGCAGCAGCACCTGATCCATACTGTAGTTGGAAGGAGAATGCCTTAGCGATCTTCCTCTTCTTAGTCATGACTGGATCACCTGCTATGTAGCCATCTCTGACTACCTCGTAGGTAAGTCCATATAGACTAGCAGCAGACATAGAGTGTAGGTCTACACCCATTCGTATGTCTCGCTTAAGTACCAAATCATTTGATAGGAAGGCAAGACATATAACCTCTAGCTGGCTATAGTCTGCCTCCATTATCACACCACCCTCAAACCTTGAAGTAAAGCATTCCTTTATCCTACTCATGTTAGTCTTCCGTTGTTGTGTTCTGTAAATTTGGGGAGGTACACGATAACCTACCCGTTCCTGTACTGCAATGATTAAGTGAGTGGTGTATCAATCCACTAGTGCCCCACACTAAGGCACCATACCCTACATAGTAGGTTGATATGTCCTTACTCAGAGTCCTCATCTCTAGTAGAGCTTCCACAATAGGATCTTTAAGATGGGAGATAGCATCATTGCTTACTGCCCACTGACCGCTAGGTGTCTTAGTACCCATGCCTTCATAGGTTCCTATGATCACTGTCTCATGTGATTCGTTCTTAAGAACAACCTGCCCCTTCCTTGGCCCTGACTTATATACCTTAGGCATGCCAGTCTTGGGGTCTAACTGTGCTACAGGAGCTAGGTATTTATGTGTACCACCGAACAACATCAGCCCTATCTGTAAGGTAGAGTGAGGGTTGGGGTCATAGATACCACACTCATGTGCCATGTACTTAGTGACATCACTAATCACCTTGTCTAGCTTAGGTTGTATCTCTAGCCGTAGCTTAGAGGCAATGAACTTACTGAAGTACATGCCATTAAACTCCATCTCAATGGTAGCCTTGAGTCCCTTCATCTGTGACTTGATCAAGGGCAGCATACCTAATGTCCTAGCCTGATCATACTGGCATAGGAACACTAGCTCTGTGTTGTTCACATCATTGTGTAGGTATTCTCTCAGCATCTCAATGGGTATGTCCTCAGTGTCAACACCAGCATCCCACATAGCCTTGATCTGATCATCCTTCAATGAACCACCATACTTCTCAGAGCAGTAGTCCAGTGATGGGTATGTCTTCGTCTGTCCAGACAGTAGGTACTCAGCTAACTGTGTGTCCCATATCTCACCGTCATGTAGCCATGTCCTTACTGACTCATGGTTGACCATCATGTAGTGCAGATCAAACTTAATGTTATGACCTATGAGCATACCTCTGGTAGCATTGATTGCTATAGGCCCACCATTGGTTAACACTACATCAGGTCTACATGATTGATCCTTCCACCCTGTCAATACAATCTTGTTGTCCTTGTACCAAGGAGCAGCCTTCATGCTACCTACTGCTTCCTCCCCCCTGTTCTTAATGCTAGTCTCTAAGTCTATGACTGTGTACTTCATAACTCTCCTTTGAACCTACCTATTGCACCTTGAATAGTGATCTCAAACTTCCCATTACGGAAGGCTGGATCCTCCCCTACCATTTTGTTCTTAGGAACGTACAGTCCCCGGATGTTCTCATACCCAGAGTCATGTGACCT